TATGATATACCTTCCATCTTTTTTAGATTGAATAAAATGATCTTTATAAATATCTTCCCAATCACCTTTATAATCTAGTAAATGGGGTAGACAATACTCATAATCATTGATTTCTTTGCTCATGTGGAGCATATTATTTGGAAGTTCGTGTGAAACCTTAACCATTGTTTTTATTTTTTCCTCGTTTTTTCTTTTTCTTTTCTCTTTGTACTTCAATTTGAGGGTTGTCTATTTTATATTGAATTCTAGCTCTTTGTTTTTTAGCACCTACATCTTTACCTAAACGTTCATCTAAACTAGCTAATTGTTGTTCAGGGGTTAATTTAGCCCATGCTTCATTTCTTACTATTGCTTCTGTTTCTTTTATTTGTTTAGTGTTCATATATAGCTGTATTTTTATTATGTTCCATAAATTCTACTCTTTTAACATGTACTCTTTCATTTGTTTCAGTACGTACAAATGTATTTAGTTTTTTAAAAATAAATTCTGCAAATTTTTCTGCACCTGTTGCTTCAACTACTCTTAACTGAATTATACCATTATCGTGCATAGTTTGAAATATCTTTAAATCTGGATCATCTATAGCAACAATTACAGTATGATCAAACATATGATCCATCCATTCTTTAGGAGACATACCGTCTATTTTTGTTTTGGCTCTTTTCATACCACCAAAATCCCAAACCCAATTTCTATGATCTAACATACCATCAAAGGTAACTCGAAATGATACTCCATAACCGTGTAAAAATTTACAGTGTGTTGTTTCAGCTTTCCATTGTCTAAAACAACAACTAAAACCATCAAATAATTTTGTACTTTTAAACATAACCTATTTATATTAATTTATTCTTTGGAATCCAAATAATCTTTATATTTTTTTTCTAAATTTTCTTTTAAAACTTTAGATTGTTCTTTTAACATCTTAGTAGGCGATTGATTTGATTCTATATTTTCTACGAATTTAAGAATTTTATCAATATCTTTTTCAATTTCTTCTAAATTAATTTTTGATTTCTTCATAATTAATTGTTTTTATTTCATTACACATCCATAACTGGTCATTAGCTCTTAAAATAGTATCTACATGATAGTATGTTTTTAAAAGTGTTGCCCAATTATCAAATTCATTTATTTTTACCTTACTTACAGGAAGTACTCTTTTTACTTGAAACATCCTATCTTGTATTTTTAATATTCTTGAAAATGGATTATTTATTATTTCACTACCTCTCATATGGACAATGTCTACAACTATTATTACAACAATAACCTCGTTTTAAGTGATATTTTTCTGTCATTACCTTATAACCATTTTCATAATAAAAATCTTGAGATTGTGACATCATTTCTCTAAGATACAGTTCTTGTATCCAATCAAACGATTTCACATTTCCCCCCTGCACAGGCTGCTTGGTCTTGTAAGTTTGTTTCATCTGACATTTCTATTACTTTTGTTAAATCTATATCATTTAAATGGCTTTCTAGTTCTAAGAATTTTTTTTCTGTAATATCTTCAAATGGAGCTTGTGTATAAGATCCATTATCATAAGGTAATACAGACAAACCATTAAATGTATTTTTATTTTCCCACATCCATTCTCCTACAGCTTCCCATTCTTCTGGTTTAACTGAAATTGTAGCTGATACGTTATTAGTATTAGCTCCTTTTCTATGGCCTTTTTTAACCCACTCTGTGTTAAATTTCTTTGTTCTTTCTAAAAGATCAAAAGCACTTTCTGTTCTATAAATAGCCCCCTTAGGAGATTTTTGAGGGACTGAAACTACTGCTTGAATTTCTGGTTTAAAAAAATCATCTTCTACCAATTCAGGATGGTTATTATGTAAATATTGATATAAAGCTTCATTTTTTCCCAATCTCATACGTCTTATATAAAAGTCATTATGCCAAGCATGGATGCCTGATGAAGTTCCTAATACTAATGAGCTAGTTCCCGAAGGTTTTACAGTTGTTACACGAGCTGCTTTATTAACTCCTATTATTTTAGCAATTTCTTCATTAGTTTTTTTAGCTTCTTTAGCGGCTTCTTTTAAATCAAATTCTAAAACTTTACCACTACCAATTCCTGTCATTCCTACCCCTACTAGTGCGTCTTTTTCCGTAGTTTTTTGCCAAACACTACGAAGGTAGTGAAAATCTGTATAACTTGCTTGTAAAGTACCTAAAAAGGCACCTGCTTTTACTCTTTTATTTAAATCTTCTTGTGATTCTATATTAGAAACATTAATCTCTGTTAAGTTACAGAATTGAAATGGTCTTAAAGCTATTTCACAGCATGGGTTTGTTCCCCAATCTTTATCATTTGAAAAATATACTCCGGGTTCACCAGAATTACTTGCAACTATTTTACCCCATAAATCATTAAAATCATCTTTTGTAACTTTTGAACGAATAACTACAGCACTATTATTAGCTCTTCCTCGTTGTGGATTCATTTCCCACCAAGAACCATGTTTACAAGTTAACATTTCATTATCATGTAAATCGAATAAAGATATTAGCGCTGCTCGGCGAATACCACCAGATAAAACAGCGTCCGCAATATGACATATAATATCATGTGCTTCAATAGGTTTTAATGGAGTACCGTCTTCTTTTCTATCAAGTACTTTTTGAATTTGAAATAAACATTCTTTTAAAGGTTCAGGTCCTGGTGCTTTTCCTCCTACAGTAATTAGTTCTGCTCCTTTAGGTCTAATGTCTCTAAAATCAAAAATAGGTCTTGTAGTTGAAATTCCAAAATAAGCTTTCATTAAAACTTTTACAGCATCTGCCCATCCTTCTATTGAATCTCCTACAAGAAATCTTCTTGTTTTTTTAGGAATTCTAACTTCAGGTAATTTTTCTATATGATGGTTTTGAACACTATAACCTACTCCACATCCCGATAATAATAAAAACATAATTTCACTAAAAGATCTCCAATCATCAATAGGTAAATAAGAACAATTAAATATTCTAGAATTATTTATTTGTATAGGTTTACCTGCAAATTGTAAACTACGCATTGAAGGAAGTACTTTTTTATCATATACTAATTTATATACTTCTTTAATTTCGTCTTTTAATTTAGGAAATTTTGCTAAATGCATATTTTTATTCCTAGTAACTAATTCTTTCCATGTCTCTCTGCGTTGTTTACTAGGTAAATATTTTGCATATTTGTTATAAACAACAATATCTGATAAAATTTCCTGCGATATGTTCATTGTTTTTTTATGTTTTTATGAAGTTAAAAAAAGGGGTAAAAACCCGTGTGGGAATACGTACAATATATACATTCAAAAACCACTAAATTCCAAAAAAGTTTTCAGAAGAATTTCGCAATCTTCTTCGCTCGGCAGGCGAAAGTTCTCCCTGTGGAGTTGGACCGTTTCTTTGTGAATTCCTTTCATTAATTTCTATTTTTCCTATTGAAGTATCAATGGTAGAATTAAAAGTCATACCATCTGCTCCGTATCTATTTTTCATTATATGCCACCTTCCTGTTCCATTTTCTTTATCTTCATGGTTTCTAGATAAAGACATTGCAAAATCAGTAATCATCATTTTACTATAACTTTCAGCCATTCTATCTCCTTGTATAATTTCTTCTCTTGCTCCTGATCTATTTACTTGTGATGCTGTCCATATAGGTAGCTTCATTTCAGTAGCTAAACCTCTTAAACCAGTATATATATCATCTAATTTGTCTCTTTTTTCTTTACTTGATTTTGAAGTTAATAAATCAGCATAATCTATAATTATTAAATCAGGTTCAATGTTTTGTTGAATACATTTTTCTAAATGTGCGTGTATAGTATTTACTGTTGCTTGTCCTGCAGGATATTCTCTTATATATAATCCTCCTCTTAATGCACCTAATCTTTCTTTTACAGTTTCTTTATTTTGTGTTATTTCACTTACAGATATTTCTGTAAAGCAAGCATCATACCTTCTACCAACATATTTTTCGCTTAATTCTAATGTATAATGTATAACAGTATAACCTAACTTAACTGCTTGTGCACCTAAAGCTACTAAAGCCCAAGATTTACCTCCACCAGGACCTCCTGCTATCATTCCTAAATCTCCTTGTCCTAAACCTCCTGATAATAATCTATTAATTAGTGGCCAAGGTGTTTCAATTGTGCTTCTAGCTTCTTCTCTAAATCTATCTTCTAATTCAGTTATATATTCATGACCAACATCTCTTTCTACACCAGCTTTTAATGCTTTATCTATTAAATTTCTAATATCATCATAATCTCCCATTTCTAAAAGATCAACTGATTTCATTAGAGCATTTTTTAGTGTTTGATTTTTACAAAAATCTAAAAAAGTATTTTTTACAAAACTTAAATCTTCAGATTTAGATGCTTTATAAGCTTGTTTAAGTAAATCTTTTACAGCTACACCCTGCACTTCATTTGTTAATTTGTCTACTTCAACTTTAAAAACTTCCATTGTAGGAATTGTTTTATACTTGTTGTAATAACCTAAAGTTTTTCTAATAATCCATTTACTAGCATCATTATCAAAGTAATCAGGAGAAACTATATCTGCTGATTGTTGTAAAAAATCTCTATCAGTAATTAAAACTGATAGTATTTTTACTTGAAATGAATGTCCAAATTGGGTTAATTTACTCATGTGTTGCTTTTGCGTAACTATTTAATCTTGTAAAATGTTGTTTTAACCAAATGTCAGGTATATCAATAGCATTACCCATTTGATCATCTGC